TAGAGCGGCACGCGCCGGCCGGGGTACTTCCACAGCTCGCGCATAAAATCCCTGATGAAGCCGCGCTTGCGCATCTCGGCGAGGGTCACGCGGGCCAGCTCGGGGTGCATTTCCATGATTTCGAGCCCGGTGATTTGCATCATCCGGCGCACAGCTTTGCGAGCGGCGTGGCGCTCTGCTTTCGTCATTCGTGACATGGATTGGGCCGCGGAGTGATGAGGGTACTTTTACATCGAGGGCAGATATACAGGTTGCCGCCCTCGATGTATTTTCTAAACCGCCAGGTGTGCGGCGGGCAAGGCTCGATGCGCTCGCTATACCCGCGGGGGCTTGGCGGGCTTGCCGGGGGCTTTGCTGACACGCTTCTGAGCCTTGGTGATCTGAAGCCGGCCCGGTCCGCTCGTGGCGCCCGCCTTCATGGTCACCCGGCCGCCGCGTTTGAAGGCGCCGGGCTTACCCTGCATCGCGTTCAGCGCCATAGCCTGCGCCTGAGGCGGCATCGGCCCCGCACCAGCCGGCGAAGGCGGTGCCGGGGGCGGGGCCGGCGGTGCGCTCATCGGAGCCGATGCAGGCGGAACGGCTCCGGCCTGCGGCACCACGATATTGATAGTCGTTTTGGCGCCCTTGCGCGACACCGATGATTGGACACGCCCGCCGTCGGCATAACGGCCGCTGTGCGGGGCGCTGTACTTGTTGCCCTTGGTTTTCTGCCTGATGCTCGAATAATCGCCCATCACTTGCCCTTGTGTTTTTCCATCTTGGCGGGGCGCTGATCGAGATCAGGCACCTTCGCCAGGTTGCCGAGCTGCCATGCTGCCATGTGATCGGCCCACGCCATACACATGGCCACCATGTCGGGATGCGCCCCACTCGCCGCGGCGAGCTTGGCATATTCGCGGACGGCCGACGGCCCGTTTACATCCTGGCCGCGGATCAGGAAAACGGGTTCTTCCTCGCCGATCTTGCCGGCGGGGTCTTGGATGCGGTTATAATCGTCCCGAGCGTGGCGCATGTCAGTCACTCACCACGTTGAGCTTACGGAAACCATCATATTTCTGGTATCTGTCGCGGTGACGCTGTGGCAGCTCACTCAGCGGTGCGTTTACCCGATCGAACCGGCCGCGTTGTTCGTGCTGCCGCGCTTCCATCTTTAACGTTTGCACCCCGGCGAGCACCACGTTTAGCGCGTGCTGGAATGTCTGCGGCACCAGTATCTGATACAGCATCCGACCGCGCACGCGATCGAGATAGCCTAACGCTTCTTCCAGTCTCATTTGATTTCCCCAACAATGATTTCGCTGCGGTCATTGGATCAGCCACAGCGGCGCTGAGATTATCACGCAAACGTTTCTGATTCGCATGCTCGGGCGGAATTGCCCAGTGAATTCCGGTCATGCGTGCCAATCCCAATAGGCCAATATCGCGACCGTGGCCAGGCCGCCCGCGATCACGATGGACAGGTTGAACCAATCCGCCAGGCTGGTCATTTCTTCTTCGCGCCTCCCGGTGGCGGTTCGTCTGAAACCATTGGATCAACGAACGTTAAATAACCATCGATCACCATGGCATATGGTGGGATATTTGCATCAGCCTTGCTGAGCCACTCCCGCCAATCATCATAACGATCACATGGAATTACATAATTCTTTCGGCGACGCGGGTTAACATCATCACCGACTATCCGATAGCGCGTCATTTCTTCTTCGCGCCTCCCGGTTTCGGCTTCATCTTCGCGATCTGCATAGCGCCCGCGCGGCTCGCCTGGCTTTCGCTGGCCTGATGCTCGCGGTCGGCGGCGGCCTGGTCGGCGGTGTGCCGCATGTCGGCCGCCTGCGTGCTCGCCTGGTGCTCGCGGTCCATAGCCGCCTGGTCGGCCGCCTGACGCTGATCCATGGCATGCTGGTCGGCCTGCGCGCCGATCCGCAGCAGCTCGCGGCCCGTCTCGGCTTCTTCGCCCTCGGCGGCGGTCTGCGCGGTCTGCGCCGTCTTCTCACGGGTGGCATCGACCTTCGCCGCTTCGACGCCCTGCTTAATCGCCAGCTCGATCTGTTTGAGCTGGCCTTTCATCATCTCCACCTTTTCCTTGCTCGCCGTCTTGAGCGCCTCGGTCTGCGCCACGATCTGCGCGATAGCAAGGGACGGATCAGGCGGCATCTGCGGGGCGGCTTGCGCAGGTGCGAACAATTCCTCGGGCTCATCGATGCCCAGCACCATGAGGATACGCTCGTCAACCTTACGCGCGTTGTACAGCTCAGGCGACAACTGCTGAAGTTGTTTCAGCGCCATCATCTTGAGCAACCGATGCATTTGCGTCGGCGTGTTGGGGTCGGCACGCGGGATGAGCGACCAGTTGTCGAGCGCACGCCGCAGCCGGTCAACAGTCCAAAAGCCTTCCTTTTCGAAATACTTGACGAAATCTTCCGGCTTCTCGCGGATCAGCTCCAAAAGAATCTGAAACTCAACAGACTGCGCCTGATGCCCGCGGCGATGCACCGCGCTGATCATCTTCGATGTCTGTTCAAGCGCGGCGAGCATCGTGCCCACCGGGGTATCAGCCTTACCCTCAGCGACCGGAATGTTTGCGGTGCCACCGACACGCTGGCCGGTGGTTTCCACATCCTTGAACATCGCCTGCGTGCTCGCGCCGGGCTCGGTGTAGGGATAGGCGCTGATGATCTTGCGAATATCATCCGTGCCGCCGCCATCGATGCCGACAAACTCACCAGGTGATGCCCGGAAATTGTTGTCTAGCTGCCGATTGCCCTGTTTGAGGTACATGCCGCCAGGGAAGTTCGAAAACATCCCCTTATCGAGCATGATGCGCCAGCCGGCGGTAAGCGCGCTCGTGGTGTTGCCGAGCACGTTCAACAGGCCGGAAGCATAGAAACCGAACATCGGAATGAACGAATAAATCGAGAAGCGGCGCCGCTCGGTGAACAGGTCGTCACCATCGACCCAATTGCGCCGGATTTCGAGAACCTGCCTGCTGTCTTTCTCGATCGTGACGATATAGGGCCGCGGCAGACCGGTCGGCTTGCCGCGCGCCATGTGCCGATCACCGGGCATATCGATTTCGCAGCAGCACTCATAAACGGTGTGGCTGACGTCTTGCTGGCGATCGGCCTGCGGCTTGATGCCGTGCATCTGCGCAGTTTTGCGCTCGATGCCGGTGATATCGGACATCGGCAACTGCAAATCGACGTCACGATATGCGCCAACGTACATCATACGCTTCATGACGCTCTGACGCATCTTGATCCGGTGCGTCTTCCGGCCTGCGTTTTCGAGGGACGTTGCCTCGTTATCCACGATGAAATCACCGGGTGCGATGGCATCGACCACAGGTGCTCGCCGCAATGGGCAGTGAAAGCCTTTCTTGATGCCGACGCCGCCGAAACCCTGCTGAAATAGCATCCGCTCGGTGTCCGGCACATACTCGGGCCGGTGCACCGTCAGATATTCGTTCATGTCCTTTTCGAGCTGGATCGCGTCTTCGTCGGTGATTGCGGTCTGTTGCCCACCGTTATCGATCTTGACCGGACCTTCGGCCGGCAGAAGCTCGGCGCTGGCGCCCGACTGATAGAGGATGCACGCCTCAAGCAATAGCGGGTGATCGACAACACTGACGCCCTCGCCGGTCGCCTGGCTTTTGGGTTGCTTGAGCTGCGTGCCGATGACGCCCATGCCGCGCTCATAGTCGGCCATCCACACCGCGCGCGACTGAATGTCCGCCTCGATGCCCTCAAGCAATTCCTCAGCCACCTCGGCCAGGCTGCTTTCGTCCATGCGCTCGGCGAGATTGTCATAAAACGAATCATCGGGCTCATAGCCCTCATCATCATCCGCGAGAAGCTCGGGGCCCCCAAGCCGCACGATGACGCCACCATCGGCCGTCTCGATGATCTGTTCATCTTCCTCGGGCATCGCCGGCCCGCCCGGCAGACCGGGCAACACGGGCATTCCGTCACTTGTGGCCAGGCGCGGGCCGCGGGCGTTCATGCTCGCCAGGCCGCCGTGCCGGCGGTCGCGGTCGTCAAAGTTCTGGCCGGGCCAGGCGTCTTCAGCTCGCATGCCTAAACCTCATAGAGCGGCTTGGCGCCGCGGGGTTTCTTGCCGGCGCGTTCGCGAGCTTTCGCCTCGCGGGCTAGCACCGTGTCAATATGCTCTAAAAAGCCGCCCTTGCGAAGATACCACAGGCATTGCGTCATGCTGTCGGTAATGTCGTCAAAGCGGCCTCGGGGGAACGCCGCGGCCTCGTCAATCGTCAGCTTCGCATAAGCTTTATCCGTGATAGCCCACACCAGCCCTTCGGCAAAGATCGATTGCACGCGCATCACCCGTGCGATCTTATCGAGGTTCTTCGGATCAACGAGCTTGTGTGTCCACGGGTCTTGTTCGCCCTGGCGTAGCATCTCGTTATAGACGTCGTGGCCGTTCGCCTTGTTCTCGATCAGCAGCATATCGGCTTTGAATCGCGCGCACTCGTATCGAGCCCATTGCACCACGCCCCACTGATGTTCGGTTTCCTGCTTATAGTCGGCCCACGACACCCCCTTGGGCTTGGCCCGTGCCTGGCCATTCAGCGTGAGGTGTTTGCGCCAGGCCGACAGCAACAACGCGCCCATCGATCCCTTGTGCGGCCCGTCAGGCACGCTAAACACGCCCCACATCGAAAATCCCTGAGGGTCGTTCTCCTTCTTCTCGGTGAACGCGCCATCAAGCGAGCCCACGACATACTCAAACTCCGGCCATTTGCCCGCCCGCGGCCCCTTCTCAGGAACCTTGTAGTGCTGCCAATAGGCGCGCTTGATGATCGCACCACCGCGGGGCTCGGGGCGCTGTTGGTACTGGCCGACCCAAACGTGATCACCGAGCTTTTTGATTTCGGCCACAGCCGGGGGCGGGAAGCGCTCGGGCCAAAAGTTCTCACCTTCGACCTTGCGCGGATCAGTCCAATATGGCTCATGATCGTTGCCGAACGTCGTGGGTGTTTGCAGGTACGTCGTGCAATGCTGGTCGGCCTCGTATTCCATTGGAATATTGAGGTGCACATAGCCCATGCCGTTATCGATGATCTCGCCGGCAACGTCGGCCTCGTGCGACCGCTGCATGATGGCGATGATAACCGATCGTTCCATGTTGTTGAGACGGTTCGACATGGCTTCTTTGAACCATCGGACGGTTTCAGGCCGCACCACCTCAGATTTATCGTCTTTGATGCTGTGGGGGTCATCGAGAATGACACAGTTGCCACGCTCACCCGTGCCGACACCGCCGACCGAGGTGGCGAGCTTCCAGCCCGTGCCACTCGTCTCGATCTTTTCCATGCCGTCGGCGGTGAGCACGAACCCGCGTTCGACAATCTTGCCTTTGATCTTTTGCTTTCGCGGCCCCCATAGTTCACGCCACTCGCGGCTATTCAAGATCATCGACATGCGCTTATTATCGCGCTGCGTGAGATGAGCGGCGTAAGCGAAATTCAAAAAGCGCTGGTCGGGCTTGTCGCGTGGCCCCCATTGCCACAGCGGGAAAAACACCGAGCACAGCAGGCTTTTCATCGCGCCAGGCGGCACGGTGATCAGCAGGCGGCGGATTTCGCCGCGGTCCACCGCCTCAAGGTGATGGCACATCGCATAGAGCGCCCACCCTTCGACAAACTTCTCTTTCGGCTCAACGATGTGCCAAAAATAACGGATGAAATTGATGAGCCCGCCAGGGTTCGCGGACTGACGATCGCGCTCGGCGCGCAGGGTAGCGGTGCGAAGGGCACGGGCATATGCGCCCGTGACCCCAACGTTTGCCTCTAACGCTTCAACGCGTTCGTCATACATCGAGCCCGCGTTTCCTTGCGCGTTCCAAGACGGCCGC